CCCTAAACTAGCTACTAAAGGGTTTAGAAGATAATGGCTGGTTTACTAGATAGCTACACAAAAAATAAAAGTGCAGAAGATAAAAAAGAAATTGAAAGACGGGTAAAAGAAATAGGTGCTGATATGTCGTTACAATCAGCTATATTATATGTCCTAGCAGAAATGAGAGAAGAAGCTAAAAAAAAGGGGGGTTTAATCGGTAAACCTTTAGGAGCTGGAGGAAAAAAATAATGGCTTGTTGGGATGGTTACGAAAAAAAAGGCATGAAAAAGAAAGGCAAAAAAATGGTACCTAATTGTGTGCCTAAAAAAATGGCTGACGGTGGCCTATCGAATGCAGCAGGATATTCCCCAGTTATGGGAAGTAATAAATTTGGTTACCCAAGTGGTGGTATACCAGTTAAGAAAGGATAAATAATGGACGGCATTAATTTACTATTTAAGTTACAAAAACAAGTTAAAGATACTCAAGATGGTATCTCAAACGTATTGATAAATGGTCAAGTTGACAATTGGGACAAATATCAGTATATGGTAGGACAACTAAAAGCATATCAACTAGTTTTACAGGAAATCTCTAACCTGCTAAAAGACAAGGAGCAAAACAATGACGAAGACGACAATATCCACAAACTCAAGCCCAAAAATTGAGTTAACAAATACACCACTTGTTGGTGTAAAAAAATCAGAACCAAAAAAAGAAAAAGATGTAAAGTCTTTACTTCCTCAACCAACAGGTTGGAGAATTTTAGTTTTACCATTTAAAATGGATGAAAAAACTAAAGGTGGACTTATTATGAATGAGTCTACTTTAGAGAAACAACAAGTAGGTTCTCAAGTTGGAAATGTTTTAGCAATGGGACCTGAAAGTTACACAGGAAAAAGATTTGAGAAATCTGGACCTTGGTGCAAGTTAGGAGACTGGGTAGTCTTTGCACGTTATTCTGGGTCAAGAATTCAAATTGAAGGTGGTGAAGTACGTCTGCTAAATGACGACGAAATTTTAGCAACAGTCAAGGATCCAACGGATATCTTGCATCAATACTAACCAATAGGAGAAACTATGCCAGAGGACAAAAACGATAAGATCATAGACTTACCAACAGACGGTCCTGGAGCCGAAGTCACATTACCAGAAGAAACTGTAAAAGAAGGACAACAACCAGTTGATGTTCCTGCAGCAAAACCGGAAGGAGAGGTTACTATTAAAGAAACACCAGCTCCAGAAGAAAAACCTGCAGAACTTATTACAGAAACAAAAACAGTAAATGATAAAGAAAAAGAACTTGAAGACTATAGTGATGGAGTTAAGAAAAGAATCGCTAAACTTACTAAACGTATGCGTGAGTCTGAGAGAAGAGAACAGGAAGCTACGAAGTATGCGCGTTCTGTTTTAACCGAACAAAAAACTCTTAAAGAAAGATTATCTAAATTAGATACAGGATATGTTTCAGAAATGGAAAATAGAATTGTTTCTTCTTTAGAGTCTGCTCAAGCTAAATTAGGAAAAGCTAGAGAAGATGGCGATATCACAGCTGAAGTTAATGCACAAAAAGAAATTGCTAAACTTGGTTATGAAGAAGCAAGACTAGCAGAAATGAAGGTACAAAATACTGCTAGAGAAAAAAAACAGGTAGGTGAAGTATTAAAACAACCACTTAATATTCAACAAGATCAAGCACCAAAACCTGATGCGAGAGCAACAGAATGGGCAGAACAAAATGCATGGTTTGGCAAAGATAACGCCATGACCTACACAGCGTTTGATATGCACAAAAAATTGGTGGAAGAAGAAGGATTTGACCCACAGAGTGAGGATTATTATGTCGAGTTAGATAAAAGAATAAAACTTGAATTTCCCCACAAATTTGGTAATAATACTACAAATACGACTAAGCCAACTCAAACTGTAGCTTCGGCTACGCGAGGGGTAAATAAAGCTGGTCGCAGAACTGTGCAACTCACATCATCACAGGTAGCAATTGCTAGAAAACTGAATGTGCCACTTGAAGAATATGCTAAACAATTAAACATAGAGGAGTAATCGCATATGAAAAAAAATGAAACTAACGTAACTGAAGAAATTAAAACGGAGGTTACAGAAGAAGTAGTAAGAGACTCCCGTGCATCCGACAGCAGAGAAGCTACCAAGCGTCCTGTTGAGTGGAAAGAACCGAATGCTTTAGATGCCCCAGCGCCGCCGGATGGATTCCGACACAGATGGATAAGAGCTGAAAGCCTAGGATTCGACGACACTAAAAATATTGCTGGTAAATTAAGATCAGGATATGAGTTAGTTAGAGCCGACGAATACGAAGGTACCAGTTTTCCAATTGTGGGAGACGGCAAATACAAGGGAATCATCGGAGTTGGAGGTCTGTTGCTGGCCAGAATACCTAACGAGATCGCAGAAGCTCGAGCCAAGTTTTATTCAGATAAAGCTAAGGAAAGAGTTGAAGGAGTTAAAAACGATCTACTGAGGGATCAGCACCCGAGCATGCCTATCAGTTATGATAGTCGCTCTAGCAAATCTTTCGGTGGTAAGTAAAAGTTTTTTAACAATTACGACCCAACGAATTTACATTAATCGTAACTAGAAATAGTTACAAACAGAGGATAAATAATATGGCTAATCAAGATGCAGCTTTCGGTCTTAGACCGTTAAAAAGTGTCGGTCAGCAAGATGATTCCACTGGGATGACTCAATATAACATTTTACCTGGAGACGCTTCAACGATCTTCCAAGGTGATTTAGTTATAGGAGTAGCAGCAGGTTACATAGATATTACTACAGCAGGTAATACTTCTAATCTCGGCGCATTCTGGGGATGTTTCTACGATGACCCAACAACACAAAAATCTACGTTTAGAAATCAGTACCCAGGTGCAATTACACCTGCTAATGGCGGTGAAATCGAAGCGTTCGTATATGACAACCCCTACCAAATGTTTGAGATTCAATCAAACGCAGCGGCAGCGGCTATGTCACAAGCGGACATTTTTTCGACAGCAGACGTTGTTTCAATGGGAACTGGTACAGCAATAAACGGAGTATCAGCTATGGAGTTAGATCAAGGTTCGATCGCTCAAACTGTTCAACAACTAAAAATAATCGGCAAGTCAAGAGACCCTGAAAATTCAGATTACGCAACAGCGAATGTGAATTTTAGAGTAATGATTAATACTCATTTACTAGGCTCTGGCGTAGCTGGGATATAAGGAGTATAAATTATGGCTATATCACGACAACAACTCGTAAAAGAGCTTGAGCCAGGTTTAAACGCCTTGTTCGGCCTTGAGTATAAAAGATACGATTCTGAGCATGAAGAAATTTATGCGAAGGAAACATCAGACAGAGCGTTTGAAGAAGAAGTAATGTTATCTGGCTTTGCCAATGCTTATGTAAAACCTGAGGGTTCTGCAGTTGCATTCGACAACGCACAAGAAACATATACTGCAAGATACACAAATGAAACTGTGGCACTTGCATTTGCTTTAACTGAAGAAGCTATGGAAGATAACTTGTATGATAGACTTGCGTCTAGATATACAAAAGCACTAGCAAGATCTATGGCTAACGCAAAGCAGATTAAAGCTGCTACACCGTTAAACCAAGGTCTACCTGGAATTGCAGCAGCAAATGCATTCCAATCAGGTGACAATGTTAATTTATTTAGCACTGCGCACCCGACTATTGCTGGAACTGTGTCTAACACACTAGCAACACAAGCAGACCTTAATGAAACATCATTAGAGCAGTCTATGATAGACATCGCTGGAATGACTGATGAAAGAGGGTTAAAGATTGCAGCTAGAGGAATGAAAATGATTGTTCCTTCTGAAAACCAATTCAACGCTGAGAGACTATTAAAATCTCAAGGTAGAACTGGTACTGCAGACAATGACATCAATGCACTTAAAAACATGGGAATGGTACCTGAAGGTTACAGAGTAAACCACTACCTAACAGACATTGATTCTTTCTACATCATCACTGATGTACCAAATGGTATGAAGTACTTTGAAAGACTACCTATCCAAACTAAAATGGAAGGTGATTTCTCAACAGGAAACGTAAGATACAAAGCGAGAGAAAGATATTCTTTCGGTGTATCTGACTATAGAGGTATTTTCGGAGTTGAAGGTAACTAATAAATAGAATATTAAGGGGCCGCCTAAAAACGGCCCTTTTTTTAATTATAAAGGTGTAAATGAAAAATTTCCTAGTAAATATATGGGCGTATGATCATCATGCTAAATTTAAAGTTTTAGCTGAAGATGACCCTATTTCTCTTGAACAGTCAATCCTTGACAAACTCGGAGAAAAAAGTATTATCTGGGAACATATGGGGGAATTATATAACCCTGTAATTAATCGAATAACTTTTGAGGAGGTTATAGATGATACAAGACCTATACAAACAAAAAAGGTCCTTGGAGTTGAAGTGGGAACAGGAGCATATTGACAATAATAGATATACTCTTGAAATGGTCAGAATTGATGACAAAGTTAAACAAGTTATCACTGAGATCAAGCTTGAAGAAGCTGCCATTGCACATAGACAGAATTCTGTCGAAGGCGCTGCTCCACAAGTTTCTGTAGCTACTTAATCAAAAGCTACATCGCTGAAATGCATAAATACCTAGGGCTCTCTTGCACTCTACTTAAAACTAAGATATAAATTACACACTACATATAATAATTTTTTATTATGGGTATTCAGGCTTGTGTAGTAGTACGCACCCAGAGACTGCAATACCAATTTAACACTGGGAAACAAAGGAAAAATAAAATGGCAGGAACACACTTTAAAGGCGCAGTAATGTTTTCAAGCGCAACACCGGCACTTCAAAATTTAAATATTGGAAATTGGCCGGATCAAGTTTATTACATGGATGATTTTTTAGATCACCTTTTGAATATAGGAGGAGCAGCAGGAAACTTTTGGTCTCTAATACAGGCAGTTAACTGTCCAAGTACATTAGCTACATTAGGTAATGATGGAAGTTTAAATGGAGAAGTTGCTTCGGTAGCGGCAGGTGCAATAAATGATGGAACTTTAATTCAAAGTAACATGAACTATTCTACTCCAGCAACAAGAGGTAATAGATTATATTTTGAATGTAGAACAAAAT